ATATGCGAAACAAAATAAACCGCAACGACATGGAACTCGGCTACACGCCTTACAACCTTCGCACCCTGCGCAACCGCTGCAAACTGACACAGGCCGAGTTGGCGCAAATCGTCGGGGTGAAGCACTACATACAGGTAGGCCGCTGGGAAGCCGAACCCGATACCGAAACGCGGCGGGCCGATATGCCGCTGGAAAAATGGCGGCAGTTCCTCGATTGGATAGAAAAAACAAATGCCGTCTGAAACCTTCAGACGGCATTTTTTACCCACCCCCAAACCTAAAAACCACAACCAAGCCCTACACCGCTTGCCCCCACCTCGCCGCCGCCCCAAAATAACCTCACTCTGTTGGAAGCCTGCCGGAAACGGCAAAAGCCGCCCCGTTCCGCCATTACGGGGCGGTTTCCCACATCAAGACGAGACAGAAATGACCGACCGCCAAATAGACAACCTCATCAAACCCGCCACCATCGCCGACACCGACCCCGCGTCCGCGCACAACACGGCGGCATTACCACCGACTGGCTGCCCTATATCGTCCCCTTTGCAGGCGGCGTGTCAGTATGGCGCATCCCAAGTGTCGGCGAAGCCTGCACCATCTTATCCCCTGCCGGCGAACCCGAGAACGGCGTAGTTTTATGCTGCCAAGCCTCCGACCGATACCCCGCCCCGTCCGCCGACCCCGCCGAAACCGTCGTCCGATTTCATCCGCTACAACCACAACAGCGGCGCGATGGAATTAAAAGCCGTTACAAGCCTGACCATCGACACCCCCCAAACCACCATAACCGGACACCTGACCGTCAACCAAACCACCACCGCCCAAGGGCTGCTGACCTACCAAAATGGCATGAACGGCCAAGGCGGCAGCCTGTCCGAGCACACCCACCCCGACGACTCCGGCGGTACAACGGAAAAACCCCAATGACCGACGCAGAAAACGGACGCGGGCAAGACACCCTCGCCCACATCGCCCAATCCATCCGCAACATCCTGTTCACAAGAATAGGAACGCGGCTGATGCGCGAAGAATACGGCAGTTTTATTCCCGACTTGATCGATATGCCCGCCGGTCACGCCGCCATCGCCCTCATCCACCAAGCCGCCGTTACCGCCCTCGCAAGATGGAAACCCCGCATAACCGTCCGCCGCATACAGGCAGACACCGCCGACCTCGCCGCCGGCAAAATCAAATTAACCCTAGACGTAACCCTTGCCGACGGCGGCGAACGAACCTACCGCATCAAATAATAAAAACAACAGGATAAACAATGGGAAACAGCCGATTAAGCCAACTCCCCGCGCCCGCCGCCATCGAAGAAACCGACTTTGAGGGCATCTTCGCGCGCAAAAAAGCCGCCCTCACCGCCCTATGTCCCGAAAGCATCCGCGAAACCGTCGCCCAAACCCTCGAATTAGAATCAGAACCCCTAACCATCGACCTGCAACAGCAAGCCTATCAAGAGCTGCTCGTCCGCAACCGCATCAACGAAGCCGTCAAAGCCAACCTCTTGGCATACGCACAAGGCAGCGACCTCGACCACATCGCCGCCCAATACGGACTTTCACGCAAAACCATCCGCGCCGCCGACCCCGACGCGAACCCGCCGGTTGCCGCCGAATACGAAACCGACGACGCATTCCGCGCCCGCGTCCAAGCCCATCCCGAAAAATACGCCGCCGGGCCGCGCACCGCATACGAAGCCCACGCCATCGACGCACCCCCAAAATCACACACGCCCGCGCCGTGCGCCGCGCCGCCGGCACGGTAGAGGTTTACATCAAAACCCAAAGCGGCACGCCCGACGAAACCATTTTGACCGCCGCGCGCGAATACCTGCCCGCCGAAACACGCCGCCCCCTTTGTGACAACGTGCAAGTAACCGCCGCCCAACCCAAAGACGCGGCAGTAGAGTATTCCGCCGAATACCACCCCGCCGCCAATATTCAAGCCGAACGGCAGACCGCCTGCGAAGCCTTGGATAACCTATGGCGGCAAAACGCCCACATCGGCGCATCCGTCGCCCTGTCTAAAATCATCGGCGCGTTAGACACCCCCGGCGTGAAAAAAAATCACACTGCACAGCCCCGCTGCCGACATCGAATGCGGCAACGGCGAATACATCCGAATCACGTCCACGCTCGAGCGCGAATAAATGAACAGCACCGTCCCCGCGAACAACAGCCCCCTGCAACACGCACTGGCAAAGCTGACAGAACGCGAAACTGCCGCCGTCTCCCGCCAACTCGACCCCGCCCGATGCGACCCCGGATTTTTACCCTTTCACGCCTTCGCAAGAAGCATCGGCACGGAAGAGGGCTGGGACTTTGCCGAAACCGACGAAGCCCGCCGCAACCTCATCGCAGGCTTTGCCGAAATCCACGCCCGAAAAGGCACGCCGTACGCCATCCGCGCCCTCTTCCCCATCTTGCGGCTGGGCGAAATCCAAATTATCGAACGCGACGGCGAGTTCAAGTGGGACGGCTCGGTCTTGTTCGACGGCAGCCGCACATTCGGCAGGCGCGAGGGTGACTGGGCGGAATACCGCATTGTCTTAACGCGCCCCGTCAGCATCCGCCAAACCGCCCGCATCCGCGCCATGTTGGCGGAAATCGCCCCCTTGCGGTGCGAACTTACCGCGCTCGACTACCGCAACCATCCCCACCGCTGGAACGGCAAAATCCGCTTTAACGGCGAATACGGTTTCGGCACGACATAACGCGCCCCCGAAAATCAACAAACAAAAGGAAGCCCCAAAATGGCAAACGCAACCGAACAAAACCAATTCGACCAAGCCGTCCGCCTCATCGAACCCGGCGACAGCGTCGTCGTCGGCCCAGGCGCGCCCGTCAACCAACCACTGCAAGCCCTCGCCAACCGCACCCTTTTGCTCAAAAACCAAACCGAAGCCCTTCAGACGGCATCCGACACCAAAGCCGCCGCAAGCACCGCCGTCAACGCAGGCGACGGACTGACGGGCGGCGGCAGCCTTGCCCAAAGCCGCACCATCGCACTGGGCGCGCCCGGGCAAATCACCGCAACAAGCCAAAACACCGTCCCAAAAAACGGCCACACCCACGCCATCGACACCGCACGCACCGACCGCGCCGGCATCGTCCGATTAGACAATGCCATTAGCGAAGCCGAAGACACCGCCGCCACCCCCAAAGCCGTCAAAACCGCGATCGACCAAGCCCGCGCCGCCGCCGCGACCGCCGACCTCAAAGTCTCCCTCTCCGACAACCAAACCGTTACCGGCCAAAAAACCTTTACCGCCGAAACACAATTCCAAAGCGGCATCCGGCTGTCCGTCAACCCGACGCACTGAAACGGCGGCTACAAAGCCTATATCGGCGCGGATAACGAAAACGCCCACATCGTCTTCGGCGACGACACCCTGCGCCTGCACGGCGCAAATAACCGCATTTCCTACAACAACCACGACATCTTCCACAAAGCCAACAAACCGCGTTTCAACGAAGACATCGAAGGCAAACCGAACACGCTGTCCGGCTACGGCATCGGCAACTTCAAAGTCGAAACATTCCGGGGCGATTTGAACAGCCTCAAAACCGACGGCGTCTATTCCCTGCCGACGGCGGTCGGCAGCTCGAACCTGCCCGTTGAAAACACCGCCTGCCATATCCAAGTCATCGCCGGCACGCAACCCGGCTGGTGCAGGCAGTTGGGCTATCCCGCCTACACGTCCGACGTGTACGAACGCTACCAGACCAGCAGCGCAAACGACGACTGGAGCGCGTGGAAAAAACTCAATTCGGAAGGCATCCCCGCCGGCGCGATCGTGTCCTTTCCCAAAGCCGTCCGAAACCCCGCAGGCTATCTCAAAGCCGACGGCACGATCTTTGCACAAAACACCTTCTCGACCTTTACCGCGCCCTGGGCAACACAAACAAACTGCCCGACCTGACCCGTACCGACATCGGCATCACCGCGTGGTTTCCGTCCGACCAAATCCAGACGGGCTGGCTGGCGTTTGACGACATCCGAGAGCGCGTAACCGAATCGGCTTATCCCGAACTTTACCGCCTGCTGACCGAAAAATACGGACGCATCCAAAACGTCCCGCAGGCGGAAGACCGCTTTATCCGCAACGCGGGCAACGGCTTGGCGGTCGGAACGAAGCAGGAAGACGAAATCAAACGGCACGTCCACAAAGTATTTTCACACTGGGCAAACCACCCAGACGCCGCCGCCGTCGGTTACGAAGACCGCAATGAAAGGCAAAGAAGCGCGCTCGTATCGACTTGGACGGACGGCGACTTAAACGACAACGGCTTTTTAACCCCGCGATTGGACAGCAAAATGGCAACGGGCGGCGCAGAAAACCGCCCCAAAGCCCTGGTTTTAAAACTGTGCATCAAAGCCGCCGACACCTTGGGCGAAGCCGTGTTCCGGATAAAGTCCCACGGCGAAACCGCCAACGCCGGCGCACTGGACGCGTCAAGGCTGGCGCAAGGTTTGCAGGAAAAAGCCGACCGCGACCACACCCACACCACCGCCCAAATCCAAGGGCTGGACGAAAAAATCAGCGCCGCCGTTGCCGCGCAATTCACACGCCAAACCATCGGCGGCGTGGATATTGTCAGATTCCCCGACGGCACAATGATACAGACCGGCAGTTACAGGTTTGCAAGAGGCGGCAGCCCCATAGGAAACGAAGTTGTCTTCCCCATCGCCTTTGCCGACGGCAACGTCAAATGCTTCGTATCCGAACGCCATTCGGGACGCGTCAACGGCGAAAGGCAACACAACTGGCTGTTTATCCGCGCAAAAAACCACGCCGCCGCCATTATTACCAACTGGTACGAAAGCAGTTGCGACTGGATGGCCATCGGCAAATCCGCCTCGGGAAACGCCGCCAGCCCCACCCCGATAGTCCCCGAAATACCTGAAATCGATGAAGAACCGCAAAGAGAGAGTGGAAGATCATCAACCGGACTCCGAAACCCCCGCCGCCACCGAGGCCTCGACTTCCCCGTGGGGTCGTAAGACTAGCGGGCGGCAGGGCAGGCTGTAGAGACGGGCTGTAGAGACGGGCTTCAGCCCACCGATCCAAGCAATCCGACCGAAACCGGCCGCGCCGCCAATCCTGCGAAACCTATGCCCCGCCAATCCTGCCACTCTTCGCCATTCCCGCGAAAGCGGGAATCCGGAACCCAAACGCGGCAGGAATCTATCGGAAAGAATAACCCGACCGCCGTCATTCCCGCGCAGGCTGGAATCCAGACCCACAACGTTAAGGCGGTTTATCAGAAAAAACCGAAACCGAACGCCCTAGATTTCCGCCTGCGCGGGAATGACGAAGAGTTGGGGAGTGACGAAAGGCGGGAACAACCGCGCAAAAAGCCGCCGACTCCTTCAGACGGCATCGGCAATAAAAACCGCACGGCCGAAACCGCGCGGGAAAGGATAGCCGGGCGCGCCCGATAAGCAGCGGCCGCAGGGTTAAGTCCTTGCACCTGTTTTCATCGAAGACAAAGGCGGTTCGGGAAATAAGGGCGCAATATCAAAAGTTTTGCGTTGCCTGATTTGCCACAAATCATAACCGGCCTGCATATTCAGCCAAAAATCAGGCGAAGTGTTGAGCAGTTGGCTTAAACGAACCGCCATCTCGGGCGTAATCGAAGATTGGGCGTTGACAATGCGCGATAAGGCAACCCGGCTGACACCCAGGCGTTTCGCTATATCGGTAATGCTTGCGCCGTTAATATACTCTTTTAAAACAAGGCCCGGGTGGGCAGGATTGTGCATTTTCATATTATTCCTAGTGATAATCCTGATAATCGACAACTTCGACATTGCCGTCGTTGAAACGAAAAGTCAAACGCCAATTTCCGTTGACTTTGAACCGCCCAATGTCCCGACAAACTGCCCTTGAGGGGATGAAGATTCCAACTCGGCACAGCCATATCCGAAGGCGTTTGCGCGGCATTCAGCGCGGTTAGAAGCAGATTCAGTTTGACGGAATGCCCGGCTTGGATGCCCGATAGCGAGCCTGTTTTAAAAAAGCGTTCAAGCCCTTTGTGTTTGAAAGAAACAATCATCATCCCACCCCGTCTGTATCGCCAAAGGATACAAAACTTTTATTTGATTGCAAAGCGACGATATACAAAAAAGGAAACCCCGAAATGACCATCTATTTCAAAAACGGCTTTTACGACGACACATTGGGCAGCGTCCCCGAAGGCGCGGTTGCCGTCGGCGGCGAAGAGTACGCCGCCCTCTTCGCAGGACAGGCGCAGGGCGGGCAAATTGCCGCCGATTCCGACGGCCGCCCCGTTTTAACCCCGCCGCGCCCGTCCGAGTACCACGAATGGGACGGCAAAAAATGGAAAATCAGCAAAGCCGCCGCCCGTTTCGCCAACTCCCGTTTCGCCAAACAAAAAACCGCCTTGGCATTCAGCCTCGCGGAAAAGGCGGACGAACTCAAAACAGCCTCTTGGCGGGCTATCCCCAAGTGGAAATCGACAGCTTTTACAGGCAAGAAAAAGAAACCCTCGCGTGGCAGGCGGACAACGACGCCCCGACCCCGATGCTGGCGCAAATCGCCGCCGCAAGGGGCATAGAATTGGACGTTTTGATTGGAAAGGTTGTCGAAAAACCCGCCCGCCTGGCCGTTGCCGTCGACGCGATTATCGGAAAGCGGCAGCAACTTGAAGATAGATTAAATACCATCGAAACCGCGCCAGCATTAGATGCGTTAGAAAGGGAAATCAAAGAATGGGCGCTAAACGTCGGCTGAGAGAATATATTTATCATCTACTAGTGGCCATAGACCAACTGTTCAACGCTATAACCGGCGGCGCGGCAGACGAAACCCTCTCAAGTCGCACCTATCGCGGCGCGCGGCTCGCCCAACAACCCAAAACCCGCTGGAAGATTTTATAGTGGATTAACAAAAATCAGGACAAGGCGACGAAGCCGCAGACAGTACAAATAGTACGG